CTGGCAAATACAAGCAACGCAATCTGGTATCAGACGCAACGTTCTGGTCACAGTTCGCAGTTACTTCCGACAAGAACTCCCTCGGGGTAATTGACGGCGCTTACGGCCTAGACTCCTTCAGCCTCTCCACAGACTGGAGTGCCGCAGGAACTAACGTCAACGGCTTCGTTGGTGACACCACTGCACTTGCAATGGCAGCACGCCTTCCTGAAGTAACCAGCGAAGTTCGCGAGGCTATCGACATGGACACTATTGAACTACCCAACGGACTGTCCGTTCAGATTGCTAAGTGGGTATCCACAGCAAGCCGCTACACATGGCACTCCTTTGACGTTGTCTTTGGCGCTGCGGTTGGTGATGCAACTGCCGGCGAAATCATTGAAGACGGAACTGTTTAATACTTGAACCATGAGCCGCTGTTTAGTTATCGGATTCCTGAAAGGAAAACAGACCTGTTTAGGTTGTGGCCTTTCTGAAAATGATGCCATGAATTTGGCATCTAGCTCAACGGGTTATGAATTCGTGGAGGTTTACATAAACCCAACCCCGTTCTCGGTGTTGAATTGTAAACCCGCGAAAACAGCCAAGAAAGCCGCGGCTAAAAAGGTGGCTCGTAAGAAGTCCAAGTAAAAAGTAAAATCATTTACAGAGCGTCCACTGGAAACGGTGGGCGCTCTTTTGCATTACTAAACCCGCCCTTTCAATTATTGACAAACTTGCCGGGGGCTCTATGGTGTGAAAAAGAGATATTATGAAAATGTTCAATACCTTCATCAAGGCAGCATTAACACATTCCTTGGAAACTATCGGGGAAACGGCTAGTATTGGTGGAAACCAATTTATTGCAGCTTTTGAAGAATCAACTATGGACGTGATGCGGCACGTATTTGGTGATTCTGACGAGGTAACAACAAAAGCAACCTGTTTGAAATCAGCACTTACTAATGAGCCACGCATTAACGAAACCCTCATTAGGGTGGATGAGTCAAAGACGTATGTAATTACTGAAGTTAATTCCGATACTGAAAGTTACTTTATAACACTAAGGGCAAAGAACGCATAATATGGCCGCGAAGATTGATTATAGTGTCTTTGTAAAAAGGGCTAAAAAATTAGCTAGGAAACTAGGCAAAGACGAGCCTGAATTTGTAAAACAACAAACTGCACTATTAGCAAGGGAAGGCGCAAAATACACACCACCATTCGCCGGTTTCCCAAAACCAAGAAGCAGTTCTATCGGCACAAAAGCAGATCAAAAAATAGGAATGTGGGCTGTCTGGTCGGACATAAAACAAATCGTTTCCATTAAAGATGACGATGTTATAGAAAAGGCAAAAAAATCATGGGGAAACAGGCCGATAGAATACGGGAGTGGTTTCATAATTGCTAAAGGTGTGATAGACAGTGTTGGTGATTTGCGTGCATGGCATAATTCCCAACAAAATGGAAGGGGCAGAACCCAGCCATTGATGGGACCTCAAAGGTATTGGTGTTCTAATTCTGTTTTTGAATCTTACGCCAAATCCGAGCAAGAAAATGTAGGCATTGCGAAAGCTGCATTTGTAAAAGCTTCCAAGCAATTAGGTGGTAAGGGGCAAGTCCCGGTATGGGTTACAAAAAACCTAGACAAAGCCTTTGGCAGCGGGGTAATGATGAAAGACGGGCGTGGAACTAAAGGTGAAGTCACAAGCAGAGCCGGGGGCGTTTTTCACACTACAAGATTCCTTCCAGACATTATGAGAAACCGCCTAGTTAAAGCGGTTAAGCGTGGTGAGTTCCTGATGAAGAAAGCGGCAAAGGATTCTAAGTTCAAAGTGGTTTGACAATAATAAATTTTTAACATATAGACAAACAATGCCAGCTGAAACAGACGAAGAAGTATTCAATTTTGAAGGGAATATGGAACAGTCATTTTATGACTTCCTCATAGACAACGGTATAGAGTTAGCAACTGCCAATGACCCGCAAAGGTTGGGGGACGATTATATCGGGGTTGAGGTAATGGTGCAGGGTATAGCTGAAGATGAACACATGGCAGAAAAGCCAAACGGGCATCTTGAATACGATCATTATTTGTATAGTGTTCTTATAACAATCCACACAGACCGTATTGAAAACTCAGTTCCAAGCGCCCCATTTTCAAGATACCACCGCGAGCTAGTTGCCAAGACGCGCAACTTGTTGAGCATATCAAGAGCCGCCGAGGTAGCTAGTTTGAATGACAAAATCACTTTATATTGGATTAACCAACTCATGGCACGTTCAACAAGTTACGACGCATCTGATGAAAGTTATGATGAAACGATACTTTCTTATGAAGGTGATTTTAGCATCTTGCCGGACGCTTGGCCTGTTTAGCTTTTTCAATATTGACAAGAAGATATCTTAGTGCATAAATAGACGCGCAAACCAAAAAGTTTCCAACCCAAAAATAAAATGGCTATTCCCTATAATTCGACACCTAACATGCCGCAAGGCTTAGAAACTGCCACCATCAACGCCGTGGCATATGTAGTTGACTCTGTCAGCTTAACAACAAATGAAAACCGCATCATCCAGCGAACCGATTCACTTGGTGACCGGGCGGATTTCATGATCCGCAAAAGCTCTGAGCAAATTAGCGGGTCAATGACTCTTCAAAGAGCAACGGACACCACTGTTCTTCCCCCAGAGGGAACGGAGTTTACTTACGATTTTGACCGCAGCGGCACACCATCAACTTTAGTTGTTCAGAGTGTTACGGTAAACCGTGGAACAGACGCATTTGACACATTTGACATTTCAATAATTCTCGTCACTTACCAAGCTTAAAAGATGAAGGTAAAACTAACCAAAGATCATTCGGTTCGTGGTGTAGTACAACCAGCCGACACCATTGTTGAAATACACGATGGCGTTGCCCTCGACCTAATCAAACGAGGTATTGCCAAAAAGACCACAAAGCCAAAAGCTGACAAGTAAATTCAAATTTTTCAAGTTTGGTTTTGGCCTTGCTCGTCTATAAAGCGGGTGAGGCTTCTTTTTTCCAAATGACTATTCCAGAGCAATACGAACAAGAGCGGCAAAAGTTGGAAACAAACCGCTCGCTTGATTGGTCAACTTTCCGCAAAGAGTTTTTTGCTGCCGGGGAAGAATTAATGCCCATGACTGTGCAAACTTGGTTTGACTTATTGCTAGTTCAATCGCCCATAGTAATGAACCAAGAAATAACAGTTGAGTCTGTGATTGATTACATTTGGCGAAACTGCAAAAGATATACCGATGTCAAAATCTTGAAAGAGTGGCGGCTTTATTGGTTGCAAAAACGCGTTTTGAAATGCTTATCAAAACCAGAAACTTCAGAGTCTATGGTGCGCGTGGTTTGTCAGCATGTGGAAGACTCTTTTGCAGAGTTCCCGGAATGTAAAGACACCGCTATGGCCGCCGGCAACAACACGATGAGTGGAATCTCAGGGGAAGCTTCTATGTTGGACGAAATCGCGCACAGATACGGCATGAATCCAATGGATGTTCTTTCCTTCCCGTTGCGCCGGGCTTTCTCTTTACAGCGAACAATAAGAACCGCCCTAATACCTGAATACAAATTGCTAGAACCCGCTTCTTTAAGGGAAATAAAATCACAATATCTTAACAGTATAAACAATGGTCAATGAAATTAAAATGACGATGAGCTTGGTTACCTCCGGGGTGACCACTAAGCTGCAAAACTTAAAGTCAGCGATAGGGAAGTTTGCCACCGCAGGGATGCAAAAACTAAACATGCTTGCAAAAGTGGTTAGCACCGGTCTGGTTGTGGCCTTCTCGGCAGCCGCCCGAAGCGCCTTAGCTTATGGAAAAGAAATTGGCACATTGTCAAAATTGGCAGGGACAAACATTGAAGACTTTCAGAAGTTAGCATACGGGGCAAAAACCGTTGGTGTTGAATCGGACAAACTTGCCGACATCTACAAGGATGTGCAAGACAAGGTTGGAGACTTCCTAGAAACAGGTGGTGGACCGATGGTGGATTACTTTGAAAATATAGCACCTTTGATTGGCCAACAGAAAGAAGACTTCAAAGACCTAAGCGGACCGGAGGCACTTCAGAAATATGTTGACGGTTTGGAAAAAGCCGGGGTGAGCGGCGAGACAATGACCTTTTACATGGAAGCTATTGCCTCAGACTCTACCAAGCTCCTGCCCTTGCTCGCGGATGGTGGTAGGGCTTTTACCCAACTTGGTGTTGATGCTGTAAATGGTGGTGCAGTAATGAGCCAAGCCACTGCCGACAACCTGAAAAAAGCACAAGACCGCATTGATAAATTCAAGCTACAAGCGGTTATTAAAGTCGGGGAACTGATTGGCGGGGCTGGTGACGGGGCTGCATTGAAAAAACTCGGGGCTCAGTTTATGGAGATGATGGCGAAGGTTGGCGGTTGGTTGACTAATGCCTTTTTAGGTTCAGCCCAAATTCTGACACAAACATTGGTTGCAGCGGTTGTCGTGGTGGGGGACAAATTGAAACAGGGTTTTCAAGCCGCGGGTTTGGTTTTGATGCAAGCGGTTGCTCCGGCAGTAAACTCAATCATAGACGCTTGGAATTTATTGACCGGGGGCAAATTAAAGGGTATTGACGTTTCTAAAGTTACTGCAGATTTAAATTCTGTTCTTTACGACCAACAAAGAACATTCACAGAAGTTTTTGATTCAGTTGGTTCAGCTTTCGGGGACTGGACAATTGACGTATCCGAGCAGCTTGATTTCTGGAAAAAGATTGCCGCCGAGCAAGGTATCATTTTGAAGAACGCAGAAGATGTCGCTAGGTTTAGAAAAGAACAATCAGAAGATGCGGGAACGGGCGCAGGTTACGAGAGTCAGATTAGCCGGGAAAAGCAATTACAACTTGAATTGGCAGAAGCTCAAGCAAGCGGGGATTATGACGCAATACAAACCGCCAAGGAGAATATAGCACTTGAAAAAGAAGTGTCCGACATGGTGAAAAAGACAGGTGTCGGCAGGGAAAAGGCTTTAGACTTAATTAATAGGGCTAATGCGCAGCGGGATAAAATGAAGGGCATTGAGGCGGCGATTTTACAAGCAAGGATTGACGGGGATTACAAAACGGAAAGGGCTTTAACTTTACAGGTAGAATTACACGAAGAGGCTTTAAGGCTAATGGGAGAACTAAACACTAGCTACACCGGGGCTTATCAAACAGCCTTGGAAATTGCACAGCTAGAATGGGGACCGGACTTGGACAACTCAGGCAACGTGACCAAGTGGGAGCAAGACCGTTATGACGCACGCCAAAAGCTGATTAAAGAAATGCAAAAGGAGGACGCGCATAATGAGAAGATGAAAGACTTTCATACCAACAACATGATCCCCAATGCAAAGGAGCGGGTTGCGGCGCAAGAAAAATTTAACAGGAAATTAACAACTGCCGAAGATGTAAATAAAAGGGTAGAGAAAGCAGCAAGCCGGGTTCTTGGGGTAGCCGTTGATACCACCTCTGAATTAGGGCGCAGTAACGCGCAAGCAAACCAATTGAAGAAAACCCTCAACGGCATAGCAGCGGGTCAGCCTGTCACATTAAAAGTTCAAGCGGAGGTTGGTAGCTTTGCCGATTCTTTAAAACCTTTACTGCAGACACAAATCACGCACCTCGCTTCCATAGACGCATCACTAAAATGTTAAAACGATCATGAGCATACCATATACGCAAGCAACAATGGCACTCGTAAGAGCTGTTGATGGCACATATATATCCCACCCTTTTATTGAAGATGGAGACGCTATTACGCGAGTTTATAATATGGTCTGCACTCAGCGAGAAACAGATTACAACGCAGGGCAAATTTCCCTTGATGATCCCATGAGCAATGCGGCAAGCGCGGGGGTAATTGAATTGCCATTTCCCGCTGACTCAAATGCTTATTTTGTTGGTGACTCGGGGCATGTCCCAATCGGCGGGGGGATGATTCAATTTACGAGGACTTTTAGTAATATACCCAAAACAATAACCGTCCCTTCTGGTTCTGCATTTGTAACCTTTCCGGGGTTAGCTAATGGACATTTAGCAATCACCGGTTTGACAATGGACGAAGCAAATGAAACTCTAAATATTGAGACAGGCAATGCCCACGGATTGGATCTTGGCAATGATATCTATATTCAAAATTTGGTTTGGAGTCAAGATAATGGGGTTGACCCGGCAACGGAAAAGTCTTATACCACAGATTATGGATGGACTAAGGTAACACCAACCGCAATCATTAGCTCAACGGTATTTCAAGTGCCAAGAGAATGGGATGACACTTACACCCTAACCGTTTTAGACGGGGAGGCATGGAACAAGGAACAAAACGAGTATCAAATTAGCACCATAGAAATGAGCAGCGGCGGGGTCAGCCCGATAGGTGTAAAAATTGACACAACCGCAACCAACACGATCAACGTAGGTGATTCTATCAACGTGTTTGTAAATTTCAAGGTTGGCACAAGCGGGACATTTGTTCATTCGGTAGCAAGCCGATACAAGGTCTTAGCCAAGGTTGGTAATAAAATAATCGTTGACGTTGGCCTTTATTGGTCAGCACAAGACAGCTTGATTATTCAAGGGATAGGGAGAATTGCAAACACGGGATCAGCTAGAGCGCCACAATCATTCAATGTAGCCACAAGCACAACCTATGAGTATGTCTTGCCGGGGACGGAACTAACCGTGCCTAGCGCAGAGGATATCAATGTGCCGCAAACTTTCCGGGTCATTGATCAGAACACGGGTGATGTTGCAACCACGGCTCAAAATGGAGGAATCAGGGTAATTACAACTGGTAATTTAGAATTTTTCACTGTGAGCCTACCAACAATACCCACCTCTTCTGAATACCAATCTATGATAGGGTCTAAAGCTAACATTGTAATTGAATCTTCAGTTTCAGAATGGGCTGGCAACATTCTATTAATCAAAACCAAAACCTGCCGAGCACAATGATATCACCAGATGCAAAATGTGTGGTCAATGGTGAGAAGCTCAACGAGGCTATTGAGGCTCTGAATGGCCTCCTTAACATGAGTATAATGGTGGGGACATCAGAAACGCCACAAGTAAAAATAAGCAGTAGCTCGGCTCAGATAGTTCTACCCCCGAGTGGTGGGGCAGACACCAACGAACAACTCGACATAGTGGACGCCGATAATACCGTTGCACAAAGATTTTTCCTTACCACAGAAGAGGCGGGTAATGCAGGAGGTGGTGGTGCTGGGGTGAATGATGCCGCACCGATGAACCAAGCTCAAGGCGCTCCCGCAAATAAGAAAAGAAACCAACTCAATGCAGGTGGCGCTCAAGGTGCTGGTGGGGGTGGAGCGGGGGCTGCTGGTGCTGATAGGGATAAATTACAAAACAGAGGCGCGGGGGTTGGCGGCGCAAGTGGAAGTGCGGGTGCAGGGCGAAGTGCGGGTTCAAGTGGAAGTGCGGGTTCAAGTGGAAGCGCGGGGTCAGGGCGAAGTGCGGGTTCAAGTGGGGAATCAAGTCCGTCAACCTATGCAGGGAAATCCATTGGTAAGACAGCCGGCTATCAAAATGAAAAGTTTGAAAGCAAAGTCGACAGACTCGCGCGAGAAAGAAGGCAGGCAGCGGCCGACGATATGGCGGCAGCAAACGAAGCGATTTGGAAATATGGAAGCGCAGGCCAAAAAAACAAAGGGACAGCAAATTATGCGAAATATTCCCAAAAGAGAAAACTCGGGTCGCAGTTTTAAAATTAGATTATCATGTCAATTTTAAGAGCGGGACCGTGGGGTGATTTGAGTGATTCATTTCAGGACGAGCCAACTGACCAACCGTGTTCTTTGGAAAACGGCCAACCCACCCCAGCGGGATGCACCATCCCCTTAATCTTTCCCGTCAATGCCGCAAACAAAGATTGGACAAACCACCCTTGGAAAGCTCTTGCAATATCAGATGGTCTAAGCCCATCATACAATTTTTTGTATGCTTCTTCCGTGGTATTACTTGGCGAAGACGCTGACGCATACGGCGACTTGTGCAATGTTGAGTTCAAGTTTTGCTACCAAGCCACCGCCGATTTTTCTTTGACAATAAATTGGGACGTTCCCGGGTTTTCCCAATTTGAACAATGTGGCGTGAATTGGTTTTACAATATATTGGAAGGCGGTTCAAATTCTGGCACATATTCTAATTTATCCGGCAACGGCAGTCAGGCAATAGACTTCCCGATGGCGGTTTTTGCCATAGCAACCATGAGGGTGGCGTTTGGCGGTTTTGATTTGAGGACTTTGACCGCTTCGGTTACCGCCTAGTGATTGACAATCTTATTCTTATAATGTATTAAAAACCTACGACCATGCCCGACATCTATATCAACACAGACAGACCAGTTGACCGCTCCATTGTCGCTGGGATAAACCAACCCCAGAGGGAAGCGCCTGTCGGTGCTTTTGTTGCCGGGAGCAGCTACGACACCAATATTTATTTCGTCCTCAATGATGGTTCATATGACCCAGCTTCCGGTTCAGTCAATGCAGATGTGCAAGTGGCAATCAGCACAATCAGCGACCCCATTAGTGGCTCATACACGCTCACTGACGGGCTGGCAATTACTGGTGACATTGTTTATGGTTCATCCGCTAAGAGCGTTCAGGATGCTCTTAATGCCCTTAACGGCGGCACAGGACCGAACTTAGGCTCGCCGGGTCTTGTTGACGTTGTAAAAAACAGCGATACGCAATACACAATCACCTTCCGCACATTCGGGGCAAAGACCGCGCTCAATGGCAATACGGTTTCCCTTTACCCAGAATCCACACCGACCGGGTCAATCGCGGTCAATGGCAGCGCCACAGAATACGCGCAGCAAGTAATCGAAATCGTAAGACAGCCGTCTATTTACCAACCGAACTGGACGGAGATTACAAATGGCTTCAATGCTACACTGTCACTTAATACTACACGGTTGCTCCAATCGCTGGTAGTTGATAACGGGCAACCATTTTATATTGAGGTTAAGCTGGACGGCGAAACCGTAGCACGTGAGGTGGTAGGCATGGAATTATCCACAATGCCGGCGAGCGCATTTAGCGGGGTAGTGATACAATCATTGCTTGACCAATTCGCAGCCAACCCTTTGAGCAACTCATACTTTGACGCAGCATCATGGGTTGCCGCATTGGGTGACTTGGGGGGCGTTACTTCTGTCAATGGGCAAGTGGGTGATGTCTTTGTTGCTACAACCGAGCAAGGGGCATTGGCCGATACAGCTGTGCAACCAGCAAGCACGGACACGCTGACAAATAAAACCATTGCCGATATCTCAAATAATGTTCACGCCGATTTACTCCACCTTCACGTTAGGGCAACCGAGCCAATCCTCAAGGGGCAAGCGGTAAAATTTGATGGATACAACCAAGGGCAATCAAGCATTGAAGTTTCATTGGCAGACCAAGCAACTGACATTTCAATTGGTTTGGCACAAAGCGATATTGCGAACAACGCTCTTGGCCTAGTTGCCACTAGCGGCGTTCTTGACGGTGTTGATACTAGCACATTTACAGAGGGCGCTATTCTTTACGTCAATGGAAGCGGTAATTTACAAGAGGCCGAACCAACTTCAGGAAATTCACAACCGATTGCGCTATGTTTGAGGAGCAACCAAAACAACGGGGTTCTTGACATCTTAGCAGATTACCCCAAGCAACCCGCAAGCGATGTCCGAAATGATTCAACTGTAACCGGGGCTACTGTAAAAGACGCGCTAGAATATTTAGAAACGAATCTTGGCATTCAAACATGGGGTGGAATTACTGGCACGCTATCCAATCAAACCGATTTACAAAATGCGCTAGACGCAAAACAAAACATTCTTGCCGAGGGTGCATTTGTTGATGGTGATAAAACCAAGCTGGACGGAATCTCGCCCGGCGCACAAGTCAACGACCCAACAACCCTGCTTGATTCAGACATCGGCACAACGGTTCAGGCACACTCAACGATTCTTGATAATACCACCGCATCATTTACCACCGCAGATGAAACCAAGCTGGACGCGATAATTGAGTCGCCAACCCTAGGGGATGTCACCAGCAACGGGGCATCAACAACCAACGACATAAGCGTTGGCAGGATTGTAACATTACACCCAAGTAATCCAGCCAACAACAACTCAGCCACCGGTAACCAAGCGTGTTCTATTGGAGGGGTTGCAAACGTAGTAAACGGGAATCGGTCAGTAAGTTATGGAGGGCGTGAGAACCAAGTTCTAGGCAACGATAGTTCTACGATTGGGGGCTTCGGTCAGATTGTAAATGGCCAAGAAGCTGAAGGTTTAGGATCTACAGACACAACCCTCAACACAAAATACACAACTGCCATTGGCACAATCAACAGCGTTGTAGGATTAGGCACACAGGGAACATCTTCAAACGCCTCTAAACATTCTTCGGTATTGGGGGGTGACACAAACATTATTGAAAGCGCAACCGAGGCGGTGATTGTAGGGGGAACTACAAACACAATTCAATCAACACACCATAGGTCAGTAATACTTGGTGGTCAAAACATTACAACCGATGCAGCCGATACGGCATACGTTCCAAATCTTAATGTTGGTTCAGGATTCAAAATGCCTACGGGCGCAACTGATAAATACGTCCTTACGACTAATGCAAATGGAGTTGGCACATGGCAAGAAAACCTTTCAGCCGGGAGTGCTAGTTTTGCCTTCAATGATAACGGGGCAAGTGACCAGATCATTGGCGATATCCCCGCAAACTGGAGAAATGTCACGCGCAAGCCTAATGACCAACTCATAATTATTGGAACAAGTTGCACAGACATCGGCTCTTTAGCTTTTGTCGGCCACAACAATTCAGACGGAGGATTGCACTTGCCGGATAGTGTCCTTACAATCGGCACGTTTGCTTTCCAATCTTATGCTGGCAACTCTCTTACGAAAGGCACATTAAGGCTTCCGGTTAATTTAACGAGGGTTGAAATGGGGGTGTTTCAATTGGCTAAATTTTCTGGTGAGTTAAACCTCCCATCTGGATTGACATACATCGGAACTAACGCGTTTGCTGAAGGTATCTACGGGGGCGACTTAACTATTCCGAACCAAGTTACAGAAGTTGGCCTCAATGGTTTTTACAACAACAGCTTTTCAGGTAATTTAACTTTGCCCACTAGCCTGACAACAGTTGGATCAGGGGCGTTTCGAAACAACGCAGGATTAACAACTTGCGATTGCTACACCACCAAAACTGCAATTGACGTTACTAACTCGTTGAACGGAACCAGCATTGCAACTATCCATGCGCGTGCAACTGACGCAACGTGGACAGCCGGGGCGGGGCAAACGATCGGAGACAAGACAGGTATTACCGTAATCAAAGACCTAACCTAAATATTCATGTTATATGCAATCACCGACGAGCGTGGAAACATACACGCCATCCAAGAAAACCCAGCATCGGAAGAACAAGTGGAAGGTGGTTTATCATCGTCCGTTATTTCCCAAGCTGACGTAGATACATTTTCAACAAGCGAGGAAACCGTTTTTTACATTGATGGTCAATTGGTAAGCTTAGACGACTATACAAACCCGGTTCCGAGCAGGGTCACAAACTATCAAATCAAACAAGCATTGAACACAAACCCGGCAGACAGGCAAGCGGTTGATTCTTTGGTGGCAGCAAGCGGTGACCAAAACCTTGTTGACGGATGGAATCACGCATCAACTTTCAACAATGACCACCCGCTGTTTATTGGAGCAGTCTCGTCGCTTGGGTGGAGTCAGGAAAAAGTGGACGGATACCTAAAACTTGCAAATACTTACAACTAAAACAACAAACAACCCATGAACAAAATACTCGCACGCTTGAAAGAGAAATCAACTTGGCAAGGCTTCATCGCCGTTGCCGCTTTGGCAGGTTTACAACTCAGCCCGGAGAATACCGAACTAATCGTTCAAGCTGGTATTGCACTAGCCGCCGCAATCCTAATCTTCACCAAAGAATCAAAATGAAATTTCTCACCCTCTCATTAATTAGCTTGTCGCTTTCATCATGCTTGCCTTTTCCCATTTCCGTCACCCTTGGTGATGGCCAATCCATGGGCGGCGAGGCGGTTATTGACTACTCTGCAAAGGGTGGGATCGGGGTAGGCTTCAAACCTTCTTTTGTTGACTACTCAGGCAAGTAAAAGTGAAGGTGTGTATTGATCCCGGTCACGGCGGGGAAGACAGTGGCGCGGTTGGGGTATCCAATGGTTATTTTGAAAGCCACGGGGTTCTTGATATTGGTTTGCGGTTGCGTGAATTATTACTCCCACACATGGAGGTAATGATGACAAGGGATACTGACGAATTTGTTAGCCTGAGCCAACGATGTAAAGTGGCAAACAATGATCCGGCGGGTGTTGATATCTTTGTTTCAATCCACCTCAATTCCGCAGACACAGATGCCAGCGGTTGGGAGGTGTTTACAAGCGGGTCAACCAAATCACGGGAACTAGCAAACGACATCGGATACAGGCAAGCCGAATGTTTTCCACTTCAAAAAAACAGGGGCGTAAAACAAGAAGGTTTTTATGTCCTGCGGAATACCAAAATGCCAGCCGTTTTATGGGAAGGTTGTTTCTTGAGCAACTATGAAGAATCAAAATGGGTCACGGAAGATGATACGCGCCAAGCAATGGCAGTTTCAATTTGCCTCGGTGTCTTAGACTATTTTAATATCACAACCGCCAACCAACAAACAACGCTTGAAGAACGGGTGGCCAAAATAGAAAGGCATTTAGGTTTATGATAGACCCCACAACTCTAACGGAATACGGCGTTGCCGGGTTTGCGGTTGGTTGCATTGTAGCAGTTGCCCGGTGGTTTCTTGTGGCTCTACAAAAAAAGGACGCGCTGATTGGGCAGATAGTTGCCAAGAACGAGGAGCACAGGCAACGCACGGACGAAAGGCATGATGCCAGCTATAACAGGTTAAGCGATGCTATTATAGGGTTGACCAAAGAGATTGCCCGGAACAAAGACTGAGCGCCTTTTTTTATTTCACTTTCACACCGCTTGTTTATTGTGGTGGTGCAGCCGACTGGTGAGGGGGGTGTTTCTTGCTTTCTACCCTCTTACTGGAAGGCTGTTTTTTTGTGCCTAAAATAAATGTTAATAAATATTTACATTAATTATTTTTTGACGCATGGTTGCGCCATGGAAAACAAAAACACGAAAGTAAATTACCTATTAACGATTGAATGCGACATACGCGACATCCAACTTTTTACAGGTATAATTGAAGACGATTCTACGGTTTACAATTACCTAAACCGGCCGAGCTCAAACATATGGGAGGCATCTTCGCATTCTTTATTTGATATGGAAGACCTAGAAAACCAACTCAATGAAATGGTTGGCCACACAGGTGTTCAAATTTACACCGAGATTCTTGAGCGGGTGCAGTGGGTAGCATAGTAAATTTTAATACTAACGGAATAATGGATATTATACAAAACAGGTCAACCAAGATTGCACAAGAAATTGGTAAAGGGTTAGGCATTACGGACATTAAAACAATATTGCAGATCAAGGCCGATGTGGCCGGGGAACTAACAATGAACCCAGAACGGCTAGACGAGGATGTTGCTTTTGATTTATGTTTTATGCCACAAGGCTGCAATTAGAAAACCAGACACCACCACCCAACCCGCCCTCTGTCATGAGGGTGGGATTTTTTGGTGTATGAAAACAACTAACACAATGAAACTACCAAAAGAAGAGGCCGCCCAGACAGTAATCATCGTAGACTACCCAGAACACAACCGGTTAGCCTACTTCGTCAGCACCACCGACAACCAGCCCCAAGAGATCACAGTAACCTTTGATAAAGACGAGGCTACCACCTACCCAGACATCAGCACCAGCCTCAAAGAATGCTCAAGGCTTCTAAACAACGCTGAGGGCAGACGGGTCAAAGCAGAGTTCTCTACCTGCTACAAATCGCACGCATCACTAATTTACTAACACCAACACTACCACTATGAAAATACACAACCACATTGTCGAGCAGAAGCTAAACTTCTACACCATCCTCCTCACCAAGCTGCTCAAGAACCGCAGGGACTACACAAGGGCTTCCATCAAACGGGCAATCGCTGATGTCAGATTTTACCGCAGCCTCTAACCACCAACCACCACCACCACCACCATGAAACCAGACTGGATCGTAATAGCTAAGAACGGAGACTTCCTCGTAGTTGACAACGAGTCACTCAAGAAAGATGGCATCCTAGCCCATGCACTTAACAGCGTACACAAAAGCTGCGAGTCAGCACAGGCGGCTGTCCACCAACTAGACGAGGAAAAATAACCAACCACCACCAACCCAACCTGCACCTTCGGGGGCGCAACACCAACACTACCATGAAACTAACAGAACTAATCGCAGACCTAATCGGAGCAATGCTACTCATCGGGGGCTTCTTTGCCCTCTACTATGTAATCGTCCCAACCTATTAACCTAACCACTATGGCTACTCAGAAACTCATAACACTATCAACAGCCGCTAAATGCCTTTCTTACATTAAAGATAAGAACTTATTGGGCGCATATATTATCAACCGCGCCTCGCATACATACGAGGTATGGGTCAAATCAACAACAACTAAGAACAACTAGAACCATGAAATTAAAGCAAGACAATTTCCTACGCATAGATAGCGACCAAAATGGAAACCCTCGGTATTACCTGCCGCAATACTTAGCCGAGGAAGAGGACGCCCGGCCATTGGGCGGCAAGAAATACAGGGGCAAGAAATACGGTGCAGGTTGGGTATTCTCAACTTATAATCTAAACAGCGTTATCAACCTCCTGAACTTGGTCAACCCGTCAGCGGCCAAGCCTGACGTGAATAATTATATCAACACAAGGATGATAGAGGCCGCCTACGTGCCTATGACCAATGAACGCGGTGAAAGGATAAAGATATTTGAACGGGCGCGTTACAGCGGAGACAGGACAAAGAGCAAGGTATTCAGTTATGACTACGAATATTCTGATGTGGCTACACAGGCGCTCAGTAAACTGGAAGAAGCCGGGTTCAACATTGTGTGCCGATCAAGCACCGCCGGCTCATACGTGTTCCTGTGCCATAATTGGGCGGACGAATATATTGAAATCAAAGACATTAAATAATCACCATGAAACCAAAAACAGAAACCAAGACAATACTGGCAGCGTTAAGCTACCTCATCGAAAAGCAAAACCTCAAACAACATGAGATAAAACGCTTAATCCTAACCACAATTAAAGAACAATAATATGAACGCAACTAAGATGATTAAAGAGGGGTTCAACGCTAGACAGGTGCTAGTGCTTGAACTGCTCAAAGAGGGAAGTAAATCCCCCTGCATGATGGCCTCTGAAATACTCTCACCAGTTACGATTACAACCGTAGCCGATTACCTTGTTAAGCGCGGATTGGTGCGGCGGGTCAGGGGGAAGCAAGACCGCCGAAAGGTATTATTATCACTAACACAAGGCGGTCACGAAATATTCAAATAAACAACCATGAAAAAGAAAACACTAACACAAGCAGAACGCATCTTGCGCCATTTGGAACGTGGTGGCAAGCTAACCCAAATAGAAGCCTTTAGAAAATACCAATGCTGGAGACTGGCAGCAAGGGTTTCAGAACTGAGGTCGGAGGGTTGGGTTATAAAGACCAAGCTAATCAAACGGAACGGTAAACAATATGCACAATATTCTTTATGATTATATTTGGAACTCTGGCCGGGTTGGCTATGTTAGCCGCCGTAACCAAGGCAATCATCCATATCAATAAGCTACGTGACCAAGCACACCTGATTAAGATGAAGCGCCAAACTGAAGAAAACCATAACCGATGGACACGATAAACAACCAACACAACTATACAAAATGAAAGTAACAGAAGCCTTTGAAGGCAATTATATAGACGCGCTATGCGTAACAGACAAGGATGCGAAACTAACCATCGCATCAGTATCCGAGCCGAATACAGTTAAAGCAAGTGACGGGAAACTAATTGATAGACCGATAGCTTATTTTAAAGAGACAACAAAGGGCTTTATCATGAACAAGACCAATGCTAATAGCATAGGGTTGGCGCACGGTAACGAGATGGATGATTGGGCGGGTAAGCAAATAACCTTATATGCCACCACGACAGACGCATTTGGTAAGAAAAACGTTCCCTGTGTTCGTGTCCGCCCGATGAATATTTATAAGCGATAACCTAAAACAGAAAGCAAAATGAAAACGCAAACAAACACAACCACCGAGGTCAACCCTAACGATTACCACACCATACTCAAGCTCGACCGGGCGGACATATTCAATACTAACTCATGGCTCAGTAAATCAGCCGTGTCAGAACTATACCAATCATCATTGTATAAGTGGAGATATTACCCGCGCAATTTCTCACCGACCCCGGCTATGGCTTGGGGTAGTATGGTAGATTGCTTACTAACCTGCCCAGCGGAACAGTTTGAAAGGGAGTTCGTCATAAGCCCACACTCAAGTTTCCGCACCAACGCCGCCAAGGATTGGAAGTTGGAACAGGAGGAGCTCGGTTACACCATCATCACCGATGACCAGCGAACACAAGCATACCGAGCGGCGGATGTTGTTCTTAGTAAACACAAACATGCAGCATCATTGGTTGGGAAAAGCAAATCGCAGGTTCTACTAATGAACCGCATACTACACCCGGCCAGCGACAAGAAAGTTGGCCTTAAGGGGTTGGTTGATTTTGCGCCTGAAGGTGAGCCGTTCCTTGTTGACCTTAAAACGACACGCGACTTCAGCGAAGGTGGGTTTGCTAAAACCATAAGCAAATTCTCCTACAACATGCAAGCAGCCCATTACCTCGGTCTTTGGAATATGCAAAACCCTGATGACCAACGCCACCGATTCCAGATAATCTGGCAAGATAGCGCCTCGCCTTACGAGGTGGCTGTTACGGAGATACCAGAGGTTGACATTGCAGCCGGGGCAGACATGTTTAATCATTTGCTGGGCAAGATAATAAGGGCTGCCGATAGGGATTATTGGCCTATGCGTTTTGAGAAGCCGATACTACTTGGCCGTGCCGCTTTTGGTGCATACGCCGATGAGGAGGAAATGGATGGTGGAACTATAATTTCTTGAAAGATTGGGTATTGCGGCGGGGAGTGGTTTCTCTGGTCAATTCATCGCCCGTAGGTAACCGCATAAAAGCCTATATTTTTTACGCAAAGACATACAAAATGACATTCAATTTTATCAAAAATGGCAAGCCGACCGGCTATGACCGCGGGGAATGGCTTGTGGCAGTTGCAAAGAAACCCCGCTTTATAGATTCATCATATAGGAAGCGCAAATGGCAACGCGAACTTATAAATGAAGCTTCAGAGCGGCAAGCAAAGCACCCAGACATAGCAAAGGTAGAAAAAGCGGTGAAATATTTTCAAGAAAAGAAGGGCAAAGGTAGGCATTATGTTGACCTAAATATTTTTTGCAAAATGGAGTCGTTATATCAATACAACTGGTTATTAAATGGTTCTTTGGGAACGGGCAATAAAGAGGTGATGACAAACCACCCAAAAATAGCAAATTGCGACTATTGAAAAAATCTGGTATTGCGGCGGGGCGTTGTGGCTCTGGTTAGTATCATAGCCATCTCAGTAACCGCATAAAACTGAGAACATTTCTACAAACAAAAAGGTGCTAAGGAGCAGCCCCCACCACGAACAAGCGGGGCAAAACATATAAAACAAACACGACACATGAGTAACATTAGTAAAGAAGGTGAAATTATTGCAATAGACGAAATCATTGAGTTTGATTCCGGCTTCACGAAACGCGAATTTGTAATCAAATCAACAGACGATGGTGAATACCCGCAAGACATCAAATTTGAGTTGGTTAAGGATAAGACCGCGTTAGTTGATAAATACAAATTAGGTGACAAAGTAACCGTCCACTTCAACGTCCGGGGGCGCGAGTATAACGGCAAATATTATGTGAACTTAGTTGCTTGGAAATTAGACGGGCAAGGTCTAGCAGCTAACCCGGTGCAGCAACAATCAGCGGCGGCCACAACTACACCCCAAGACGACATCCCATTTTAGCCAGATGGAAACGTTCATATACGGACACCCTAAACCCCAGCCACGTCCTCGCGCATTTTCGCGCGGGGGCAAGGCTCGGATGTATAATCCGCCCAATGCAGACGCGTGGAAGGCACAGGTCGCTGAAGGTTTGCTGGAGTATGCAAACCGGGATGACCGTGACCCGTTCTTGCTCGTCCTTACCTTTTACATGCCGCGCCCTAAGTCACATTATGGCACAGGCCGGAACAAGGGTAAGATCAAAGACAAAGCTCCAGACCAGCATACACAGAAACCTGATATAGATAACCTAACAAAAGCAGTCATGGACGCCATTACAGTTCTGAATGTATGGAGGGATGATTCGCAGGTTGTTTCGGTTCGTGCTACCAAGGTATGGAGCGACAGGCCTGAACAAGCCGGGGTAAACCTAACCATCAAGGGAATAGACCTAGACTAAGAACTAAAATACAAAGCAAAATAATAATGAACTGGTTAAATATACACACCGACACCTTGCGATCTGAGGAGTATCTTGGCGCTGACCCGGTGGAGAGGGCTACTTGGTTGAGCCTTCTAGGGTGGTGCGCCACACAGGAGAACGGCGGACTAATTAAAGACGCCATTGAATGGAAAGACCGCAAATGGCAACAAGTTTGCGGCATCACTAAGGCCGAGGTTGAAACGGAAAGCGAACTATATGCTTTTATCAACCGCGACTTACTTGTGCGCTACTACCCCGGCGAGTCTGAGGCCGCAGTTATAGCCAAAAGGCTTGCCGGTAAAAAAGGAGGCCGGCCTCGCAAAGCCTTGAAAACAGAGGGGAAAAAACCACATGCTTTAGAAAACCAAAACCATGACCCCGAAGTAAGTAAAAGGGAAGCTGAAACGAAAGGAAAGGAAAGGAAAGGGAAGGTAAGGAAAGGGAATGTAAAAGAGGCGGTTGCTCCGCTCCCTTTTGGTTCTTTAACATTTACCAACTCTTGGAATGAATGGCTTGCATACCTAAAGCAAAAAAGAAAAACACCCACGCCGATAACAATAAAAAAACAACTAAACCAACTAGAAAAACTAAATGAACAAGACGCAATTATCACAATTAACCAATCCATCCGTAACGGTTGGCAAGGACTGTTTCCAGTCACTGGAAAAACTAACAAACAACCT